CCACGAACGGCGTGATCACGCTGCCGCCCTTGAACAGACCGCTAATATCCAGTTTGCCGAGGCCGATCTGCTCCAGGTTTTTCCTGAAGCCTTCGACTTTTGCCCGAAGGGCGCCGAGTTTGGGTGATAGTTCGTCGATGCCCGTGAGCAGCACCGACGTTTTCTCTTTCGTTTCTGTGTCTGCCATCACTGCACCTGCTGCATCGCATTGATCCGTTGCGCGTGCTCCAGCGATTCGCGGAGCACATCCAGTGGCCTGGCCATCATCTGTTCGGGGTCAACCTTCCAGAACCAGGCCAGGTCATAGGCGACTGCGATCAGGTCGGTGATGGCGCCGACGCCGCACTCATGAAAAAACTCGCGACAGCCCAACTCAGCGCGTTGAGGTCAGCCAGATCCAGCTGGTTGACCGACGACGGCGGGATGCCGGCGCACACGGCGATGTATTTGGCCGCGACGTCCATGTCGAGGCTGACCTCTTCGCTCTTGTCGATCTTGTACGGCAGCGCCTTGATCGCCCGCACTTCCTGCACCGTCGGACGGCGCAGGTTGAGTTCGGTCAAGGGCTCGCCGTGGGCTTCGATCGCCACTTGAAGCTTCACGGCGTTGCTCATTGCCAGGTCCCCTTGATGCCTTCGAATTTGAGTTCGATGGTGGCGTCATCGCCTTTGGATACCGGTTCTTCCACCAGGTAAGCGCCGGCCAGGACGTAGACTTTGCCGTTGCTGAATTCGCAGGTGACGGTCATGTCAGTGCCTGCGATCAGTTGCTTGAGCGGAAAGTCTGCGGTGTGCAGCGCCGTCACTTTGAACGATGGCGCGATGTCGGTTTCCTTGTAGAAGCCCGGTACGACGGTTTCCCGTTTAACGGCCATCAAGGGCGCTTCGCAGCCGCCGTTGATGGTCAGTTGAGCGCCGTCCACTTTGACGTAGCAGGTGCCCGCAATCAGTTGACCCATGGTGTTTCTCCCTTCAAATAAAAAGCCCACACGCGGTGGGCCGAATTCACACAGTTCCTACAGTCAAAGCGCAGCAATCAAGCTGCGTCGTCGTACTGCAGACGGAACTGGTTGAGCAGCGCGAACACGCGCAGGCCGTTGATGTAATCCGGTGGGAACAGCACGTTGACCCGGCTTGGGTCCTGCACGTCGCGCTCGACGATCAAGTGCTCGGCGAACAGCTCGGCGTTTTCCACATGGCCTTCCAGTTCGAGCCTGGCGTACTGGGCGATCAGCTCACCGCGAATAGTGCTCGGGGTCACGATCGGCTGGCCGGCGCCGAAACGGGTGCCGTCGGAGGCCAGTTTGTGGCGACCGTATTTGCTGGTGATCACGCTTTGCAGACGACGCACGATGAACGCCGACTGGTGCATGGTTTCGCTGTCCAGGTAGGAATTGTCTGCCTGGCCATAGGCGTTCTTCTGATAGGTGGTGATCGAACGCTGAATGCGCACGTAGCCGCCTTCGTAGTACGCGGTAGCGATGCCGTAGTTGAGCAACGACTGACGCTCGGTCAGGGTGAAACGCTCACTCGCCGGTGCCGGGTCGAGACCGGGCAGGCTGCCGCTTTGGGTCGGACGGCTGGCGTCGGCGGAGATAAACACCGAGGTGCGCGCAGCCAGTGCAGCGGCCTGCACCCAGAACGGTTGCGGTACGCCCGGTTCCAGCGCCTGAATGGTCATGTGCTGATCGTTACGCGCCTGACCGGCTGCCACCAGGGTACCGATGGTGCCGCGCTTGGCGCTGTAGACGTGACCAAACAATTGCTTGGCCCAGGACCAACGACCGGTGCTGTCATCCATGACGGCTTGCCAGGTATTGAGGGTCGACAGATCCGACCACGGCATGCAGATGAACTCGAACGGTTCATCGCCCAGCGCCGCCACGGCGGCCACTTGATCGGGCACACCGGCGCCGCCGGTCATGGCAGTGATTGCCAAGGTCAGGCCAGCCGGGGTTTCTTCGCCATTGCTCTTGCCCAGGCGATTGAATTGCAGGCTGATGTCGTTGCCGCTGTCGCCCGTCCATTTGGCGCTCAGGGTGACCACACCGTCGACCGCTGCCGCGCTGACCGGCAGATCGGCAGAGGCATTGATTTTCAGCGCCAGGGCTGTGGCCGCTTGCGCCGCAGTGGCACCGTTGACGATGGCCGCCTGAACACGAACGCCGCCGACGTAGAGGTTGAGCACACCGCTCTGAGTCGCCGCACCGGTCAGGGTCAGCACACCTTTGGCAACGCTGCCTTCAGTGTTGTGCAGCGGCAGGCACCAGATCTCGCCGATGGGGTCGGTCTTGCGCCAGGTTTCGTACATCGAGGCGAGCATCGAGCCCTGGCCGCCAATGCTTTTTGCCAGCGCCACGCTGGACACCAACACCAGTTTGCCGACGTCGGCCGGCGCGATGTTGTCGTTGACCTGAGCAACGATCAGGCGGCGCATGGCCGACGACGCGCTATTGGCGGCCGAGTTGTCCATTTCGGCGTAGAACAGCGGAACACGAATGTCCGCGGGGATGTTGCTGAATCCGATCGCCATTATTTGGCTCCCTGTGGTTTCGCCGCTTTCACGGCTTTGGTAGTGATATCGCCATCGGCCAGACGTCGACGCCACCAGGCGTTGTCCGGCACTTCACGGCCCTCGAGGGGCAACAGATCGCCCGCTTCCGGGTCCGGCACGACACGGCCAGGGGCCGGCAGCACGGTGATGCGTTTGCTCATGGGGTTACGTCTCCAGAGAAAGTCAGTTCCAGGCGCCCGTCGGGGCCTGGGCGTTGCAGATTGGGATCCGCCGGATCGATCGCATCGACCCGCACGGTGACCCCGGTAAAGGACGACAAGCCGTCCAGTTCGCGCTCGTGCCAACTCTCCGCCGGCTGACCCGGCAAATTGCGACCGAGCTGGAATTCGGCAAAAAAGCGCAGGCGATACAGCACACGGCTGCTGTTGATGGAAACCAGTTCGCCGCCGTCGTACTCGATGGCCTCGTAGTCGCTGCCGGGCTTGAAACCCACCAGTGCGCGCCACAGCTCGGCCCGCAAATCGTGTAATTGATCCAGCGCTGCTGCGGCGTCCGTGGTATCGAGCACCAGCGTCACTTCGAAGCGGTCGCGGATCGGTTGCAGCATCAGGTTTTGCGCCAGGCTTTTGCTCGCCACATCGGCGAGGGGCACCACATAAGCGCAGGGTGTTTGCAGCGGGGTGTTGGCTTGTAACGTGGTGAGGTCGATGCCGGCCGCGATGCGATTGGCCAGCGTCGGGCATTGCTCACGCAACTGCGTGATCAGGGCTGTGATCTTCATAAATCTTCACCGGGCAATAAAAAAACCCGTCGCGGCGGGTTTGAGTGAACGGTACTGGCCGTGGGAAACCCGCGTCCTTGCGGGTCAGTGCGGTTTGCACTGTGGATGACGCTCCTTCAGGTTGGGGTCTCAATGATCCTGAGGCGTATCGCGCGGTGGCACTTCGCAAACGCCAATCCGCCTGGCGGCCCAGCGTTCATAAAGCCCGATGGCCACGTCCGCCCCGGCCATCGCCGTCAGGCAGCCAAACGCCCCTGCAGCCCAGATCGACACGCCGGCGGCGTACAGCAGCATGATGGCCGAGACCCCGCAGATCATGCAGGCCCCGGAGCGCAGCGCCAGGCGCCGCAGCAGCGACCAGCCACGGGCGCCCTCCTTGTCAGCGCGCCACATTTCGCCGGACACCCCGCCCACCAGGGCGAGAACGATGACCAGCCAGATCGGCATGTCCAGCAACGCTTGTTGCTCGTTTGTCATGTCACGCCTCCTGGGGGTGATTGATGAGTGATGTGTGTTGGGATCAAGCGATGTCTCTTGAGGTAGGCATTCCAAAAAGCCCGGCATGGCCAGGCTTTTCAGTAATGCGGTCCTTCGCCTTCCTTTAATCCTGTGTTCAAAAAAGGAAGCTGACCTTTCGGCGCTACTGGCGCGGTACGAGTCCATTCAAATTGTTTTTCCGACCGCGGTCCCTGCCCGCCGGATAACTGCTTGTGGTGCTTTACGCTGCACACCCGGGTCAGTTGCCAACCCTCTGAACCGTTGAGGCCGGTTCATCGCTGCCTTTGTGATGGAACTAAAGAGCTTCGTTTCGAGCCGCCTTGTTGGGCGGCTTGAGACAAAGAATATGCATGGATGCATATACAGTCAATGCATAAATGCATTTATTTATGCATTGGAAATGCACAGGCGCATGGAAGCCCCGCAAGCAAAGGCGTTGGCGGTTTTTCGATAGGCGAAAAAAAACCCGCCGGGCAGCGGGTTTTATCTGACAGCGGTGAGATTAACGGGCGTACATGCCCCACCAGAAGACGTGACCGAGGATGACGATCTGCTCTTCCTGGATTTCCTGGAAGCTGTAGTCCTCGTCCGGATGCTCATCGCGGTTGAAGCTGCGCAAGCGAATCCCTGTCGGCAGGCGATAAAGCTGTTTCACCCGCAACTGGCCATTGTGGTTGATGGCGTAGAGGTCACCGTCGACGATGTCACCAATCCCGCATTTACCGGCATTCACCCCGACCGTGGCGCCATCGCGCAGCACCGGCAACATGCTGTTGCCGCGCACGGTCACGCATTTGGCCTGATCGAACTGCACGCCGTTATGGCGCAGGCTGCGCTTGCCGAAGCGCAGGCTAGAGCGCTCGCTCTCTTCGATGACGAATCTTCCTGATCCAGCAGCCAATTCAACCTCGCGAAGAAAGGGGACCGACACCTCGTCGTCGTCGACTGGCGTATCGTCGTCCCACAGGCTTATGTCCTTGAGTTCCGAATGCGACTCATCGCGCCCCGCGCTGGCGGCGTGCGCGACATCCGCACGGCCACGCAACTGGTCGGTGCTCACGGCGAAGTATTCGGCAATCTTCGAAATATGTTTATCCGAAGGGTCGACGATCTTCCCGCTGAGGATCCGCGAGAGAGTGGATTGAGGCACGCCGGTGCGACGGTGAAGCTCCGTGGGGGAGATCCCGTGCTGATCGAGCAGTGCTCTTAAGACGGTAGAAACATTGCGTTTTTGCATAACGTGCATAGTGCTTGATCTTTTTTCGGAAGACAAATGCTGATTTGCATAGATCGTGCATAGACAGCAGAAATGTGCCTTGGCGCTTTCATGCCTGCGTAGGTCGGACCGCCCATGTTAACCTTGCGCCCATCGCGGAAAAGCCGGGCCGATGCCCCTCCTTTGCCCTACACCTTTCAACGAGTTTTCCTGAATTTCCGATGAATAAAGCCCTCTCCGATCTGTCCTCCCACACCCC